CTTGGTACGTTGATCTGCATAAGGTGGAGAAGTGAAAATGAGATCAATAGAGTTACTAGGTAATTTTCTTAAAACTTCTTTGCTGTCACCGATTATTTTTTTGTTCTCGTAACTACTCATAGTATCATAGTAATTTATCTACTAAGTCATTAACCTCATTGTCGTCGATATACTCTAGTAGGGCTGCTATAAGTTCCCCCAAGTCAAATTTACCTTCCTTTAAATAAGCTATCAATTCATCTTTAGTCATAGTTATTCGTTAGTTTCTTCGTATAACGCAGATAGTCTTTTGTTGTCATTACCTTCATTCGGTATATAGGCGATATCATGCTCACCTTCTAGCCATACAGAGGCTCCATCTTCAAATACAACTCTATTTACTTTGAAAACAAGAGTATCTGTTCCAAACTCCCCTGAGATGTATCCAACTACATCGACGATCTTTTTGCCTTGGAACTTTTCAAGGCTTATCTCGTAGTCAGCGCATACTGGTGACTTATACTTTGCATTTGTTTCTTTCATACAGTAGGTTTAATGTTCTTCTTTTGTGAATGTTCTTCATTCGCGATCTTCTGTGATTCTAACCAGGGAACTAACTTGCTTGAAAAACAATCGTAACAAACATCATAGTATTCACTACCAAGCATGCGATCAAAACACTTACTGTAAGAGTAAACAGCTGTGTGTAAGTAGGTTATCGGTGAGGTCTTTGATCTCCAAACCTGTTCTTCACCTTCTTGTAAATAGGCTTCTTGTCCACAAAGATCGCAATACCTGGTACTAGTTTCTTCCTCTAACACTTTTTTCGTAACAATTGTTTTTACCATAAATAGTTACTTGGTTAATTTCTTGCTTTCTAGGAATGGCTTCAACACATTGGTGTAGCACTCACTGCATACCTCATACTTGTCTTCTCCCATGCCAACATATGGCTTGTCTGCATGGCTGTCTATTGCGTCTAGTAAACCTCTAAATTCGTTATCTACTTCTGACTCACAAATATCACAGACATCAATCTCTAATTCTTTTACTACTCGCTTCTTCATACTTATTTATCGTTAGGATTTAAACAGGTAACTAGTCCACATCCTGGGTTTATGCAATACCAAAGACGAGGTGTGAATTTGTAGGTGTGGTCATGAATTTCAACTATTGAAAGAGTATGCTCACAAGGATACTGGCTTTGCTTTGATTTGTATACTGCTTTATTTGCACAGTAGATACATCCACGGTCCACTGCTTCGTCAACTGTACATTTATTGGGACAATCTAGGTTCCTATCCTCTTTCTTCTCACACACGCAGTCTTGAATGAGAATCATATTTCCTTCGGCTACACAGTCCATTAATGAACATTCAGCTACATGCTCCCAATATTTCTTCTCTAATTTTTCCAGCCGACACTGACAAAGTTTAGGCATATTTAAGCTAATTTACATTTCTTAATGAACGTTGCTGACTCCTCCGGCGTTAGCTCTGTTAAACTCTCTTTATTAAAGTGAGTATTCAAAGCAATCCTTAGAAAGTTTAACGAGTCAACATCACTCACAGTTGACCCATAGCGATTCTTAGCAAACTTATCCCAAGCAGCAATCATATCCTTTTGTGGGATTGGAGTAGCTTCAATAATCTCCCTTGTACTTGGTTCAACTGTGATACTCTTTTCCTTCCAGTTCTCACTCTCATCGTAAGTTCCAGCAAAGAGTGATTGGAACGCCATTCGTAAACCTTGAGCCTCAGCTACCTTCTTAATCATGGTTTCAGGCTTTGTAGGCCACAGAGCCTTATTGGTTGAATACTCCTCAATTTTCACAAACACAAAGCACGGCTTAGTAGAATTTTTACGTCTTACGTTACAGTAAGCTCCAACAAGTTTACCTCTACTGGTCAATTGGTAGCTATGTTTTACCTCATCGTTTTCTCTTGAGAACTGGTCATTCTCATAGACTGAGTCGACTACATGGTAATCGTACTCTGGATTAGATTGGGCAACCTTTCGGTAACCATCACGTCCAATGAATACCTGAGCTGGTGATTTATCATCATACTTTACAGCCCATATTTCATGAAGGAATGGGTTTAGTCCAGTCGCCTTTCCCATGTTTACTAGTAAAGCAAATTCATTGGTTGTTAGCTTAGGTGCTATAAGACTTTTTATCTCGACAAGCTTGCTTTCATCTGTCCAAACTGAACTCTGATCTTGTGTAGTTGTTGTAATAGATTGCATATGTATTTAGTTAGTTGACTGTCTCCTGTGATGGTATGTTTACTGAATTGATATTATCACGTTGATAATAGTATTGCAAGTCTCTTCAGTAAATCACTTCTTTGAATATTACCCCCATATTTCTGAATAACATTAGTTTCTTTTTTAACCTGTACAGTTCATCTTTAGCTGTATGGTCCGACTTCACATCCTCGACTATCACTTCCCCTTTCAAGTTGTTGTACATAAAGTCGGCTACGTACTCCGCCTTCCTGACCTTTGCTCCTCTATAAACATACGGCTCTTGAATGAGAAATCTAGGCTGTAGAATAAGGTTTTGTATCTCTTCAGTCTTTTCTAGAATGATAAGCTCTTTGTACCTTCTTGCTTCATCTTTACTATGAAACTTAATACCATCTACAAACGTTATTTTGTGAGGATACCGCTGTCTTTTCTTCTTTAGTTTAAATGGTTTCATTTTTCTTCTTTAATCTTGGATCTCCGAATGAGTGGAGGATAATCTGCTTGATTCGGTATTCGATACGAGCTATACCAGTTAAAGAGATTTCTTTTTCTTGCATTCGCTGTATCCACTTAGCCGCATGTATCCTTGTGTAAAAAGCACACTTTACCCACTTGGTCTTATTGTCATTCGAACCTCCCTTTACCAACACCACATAGATGTACCTAGAGCTTTTCATTGGCATTGTTTGTTATGAATACTATTTGGAACTTGACCACTCGGTCATCGTCCACCCGGTCTAGGGCAACTGATTCGAGTGGTTGGTATACCTTATCAACAATTTTATGAACTACCTCCGCATTGGGTGGTAATGTCGATAAGTAGTTTATGAGATCACAATTCTTCATGGGGGTTTAGTTAGTGATTAGTTTAAAGGGATGATGCTCTGTGTTTGAACTGGTCTCGCATAGTCTTCACACCCGCCACCCTCATAGTGGATGAGTGTCGAGTCCCCTTTCTGTCCAACTGCTGTACCACTCTTAGTTGCGTACCCGTTGTTTACATAGACACGTTGCCCATAGTGGAAAGGTACAAGGCTGTCCAACTGGTCTAGGTAGACAGTCTGCTTGCCACACACTTGACCCTTGTGGTCAGTAAGGCTGTTTAGTTGGTATTGGTCTTGCTGTAGTTTTTGTACTGTTACTAAGCTATAAGACGCTGTATTAGGGTAGTTAGGGTACAAGTAGGTATCATGGAAGGTATTGTATGGAGAAACTGCTGCAAAGAGCATTAAAGCTGTGATCATAAAGTTTGACGTTATTTTAAATTGACATGATTTTGTAGAAGGCCCAAAGAATGAATGCACAGAACAACCAGCCGGGAAGTAATTCGATTAGTTGGTAAACCATATGATTATATTTTGTTAATGAATGACTCGACACGGTAGACCCAACTAGGCTTAACTACTCGACAATCACCTCTCACATAGCACTTGCTTATTTGTGGTGCGGTTAATGCCCCCTTGTCGAAATAAGCTTTCTTCATGTGAGCTGGGTAAAATGACCAGAATTCATTAAATGAACTAAAGCGGCGCAAATAACAGCCGTTGCTATCTGGATGGTTACGCTCTCTTTCTGTAACAGCACGCAAGTCTTTGATACCTACTGGATTGTGATAATAACCCTGTCCAAGCTCTATTGCTTCTTCTCGCGTCTTACCGGAACATACAAAGTTAGTACCGCTGTTTGATTCGCTGTTAGCTATGCCAACCAGTATATCGCACTGTGCTTGCTCTACCCCTGCCTTCTCACAGCTTGATTCAATGTCTACATCTGCATATGGACTACCTACTGATGTTAGTAGGGCTTGATAGCGTAATGTCTTTTGATTACTTTGTTGATTGGAGATGGAGCTCTGGTCTTTGATTTCGACGTCTTGGTTCCAGCCATCTCCATTGTCTGCATGTGCTATGGGCACTAGACTATTTTTGAGTGTAAAGAACTCTGCGGGCACGTTTCGCTTATCCCCTTCCTTGGCCTCCTTTATAACTGCGCTAGCAGAGAGTGTAAGCTTGAGCGGGTTAATTTTCTTGTTGTCAAAATAATCATTAGATTTTGCCATTTGTTCATTGTATCTAGCTGTAAGTTCATTGTTTGTTTGTTCCTTAAGTCCACGCCAGTACTCAATTTCTTCAATAGTACAGGTATCTTTATCCTTGAAGCACCAATAATGCCCACTTGTAGCTACCATAGCTGATAGATAAAGACTTACAGCGACACCAATCACAAGTAGAACCTTAATAAATATTAATTTCATATCGGTTGTTTTATTTTTATATTTTGTTGGGTATATAGACATGTTGTTCATGTGTTGTACATTACTTGTATAGCACACCACTGATACATGGAGTAGGTGAAGAACAACTACCGTCTTGACCAATTTGGTAAGTCACAGTGACAGTATCTTTACTTAACATAGACCGTACAAAGACTACATCTTCTTCAAAGGAAGGAGACGCGATAATGTCTTCGTGTACACATTTAATAGCATCAGGCTGCATTGCTACCTGAACTACTGAGCGTACATATACTAACGAACTTGAAGTGTACATAGAGTGTATTTGTTAATACGTCTCTATATTATCACTGCATTGATAATATTGCAAGGGTCACTGTACTATACACCATCTGTAAACTGGAAGCTGATTTCCTTCCATGAACTCTTTCGTGTCCACTCTCCCCCTAAGAATTCTAGTTGAATAATGTAATAAACCTTTCTCTTTGCTCCAAACCCATTTGCTGCCTCCACCCAGTCTGCAAAGGTAAATAGTTTATCCTTGCATGAGATAGCACCCATGCTCTCAAAAGATGATGGTATATGTGAAGAACCGGAGTATTCAAGATGATCCTCCATGAAGTTGCGAGCCATTACAATAGCATTTGTGCTGTACTGCTCACAGCCAAGGACCTTTGTGTTGGTATCAGTATTACCACCGAATACAATAATTACAAAGGCAATAATAATTCCAAGGCAGCCAAAACCACTTACTTTCTCTCCAGCAGTAAAGTCCTTCCATTCCTTTTTCTTCTGTTCCTCCATAAAGATCTACTTGATACTGAGGAATTGCCCTATATCTAATCCAAGAGCCTTAGATACTTTCTCAACTGTTTCAATACTCGCCTTCTTACCTCCACTAAACAAAGTAGTGACTGTATTGTGATCAAGATCTGCTACCTTAGCCAAGCGATACTTGGTCATCCGAGACGTAATGTACTCCTTTTGAGCATCATTCAAGTTTAGGTTTGGATTAACCTTATTCAAGTTTAAGCTAGAACTAAGTTTTTTTGATGCCATTGTATTCTTGATCATATTATTACGCGCTCACCATAACTCCTATATTAATAATTATCAACCCCCCCTCTATTATGAATAACTCAATAATATAAATTGTTTTCTATTTTACGCAACTAAAAAAACCACCTCTAGGGTGGCCTCTTTAGAAAAATTTCGATACTCCTTTGGCATTTGCATGCCTGTTCTTTGATGCTTAACGTCACTATATTAGCTTATTTGCAGTTTCATGCAAGTTGTGCAAAAGTGCATAGTGATTAATTGGAGTTCTAAAAATTCGCCAATTAAAAGGCATTAACAAGCCGCTCTTCGTTCTTTGATCCTTAACATATCGATGTACAACAACCTCAGTGGCTGACAATATCCACTTGACGGTCTCAGATTAGTCGTGCCTAAATATTTGTTTGAATAGGTAAAAAGTAAGTAAAAATACACCACAAAAATACAAAACGGCGAATACAATATAGGTGAGCAATGTCTACTCCCCATTGCATCCTCACAAGTGAGCAGGAGTAATTTAAATTTAATTAACTATTATACATATGAACAATGTTCAGCTACCAGAACCAAAGTTTAGAAGGGGACAGGTTATAATTTGGGCAGAAACAGATAAAGAAGGTAAGGTCTTAAATGGAGGATTTGGTAAAATAATTAGTGGTGCATATTTTGCAATGTACGACACAAACGACTTCGAGTGGAGGTATTACACTGAGGAGGATGGTGATGCGATTATAGAGTCAGACATAATCAATGCCTATGAAGAGATTTAATGAGAACAACTTACGTCTCCAATACGAGGTAAAGTACAAACTGCTCGAAGCAGAAACATTGTCTAAGATCGAGGCAATGGAAACACAGATACAACGACTAGAGGAGGCGAGTGACCTATGACTGAAGGAATAGGAGAGTTTCTTAAACTTGCCCCTGGCGTGGAGTGGTTAATGCAAAAACCACTCCGCCTCGCTGTGCTCTATGCTATGGCTTCTCGTGCTATGAAGAATCCTGAGCGTGTTTGCTTCATGAGTAAAAACGAGTTTAAAAAGTTTGGTTTAAAGAAGTCTCAATGGAACCAAATCGAGCGGGTTTTGCGTGATTTAGAGACGGGCAATAAACGGGCAACGTATGTTTCAAGAACGGGCAGGGTAGACGAAGAGACTGGAGCCATAGAGTTTAGGCTTATAGATAACATATTCATAGACACCTCTAAGACTAATAAAAAAGCACAACGGGCAAGCCACGGGCAACCGACGGGCAATAAACGGGCACAGACTAAAGAGAAGAGTAGATATAAAAAAGAAATATATAAAGAAAAAAGTTTGGAATCAAAATCCATTCAGCCCTACGAAGAATCCGAAGAACCCCTTCAAAGTTCCGCTAAAGTTTCCCCAGTCGCTCAACAGGTTCTCAACCTTGCAGCAAAGTTTGGTGTGACCATCGAAGTTAACGTTAGCTTTGAACTCCTCGAGGAACGTTTTGATTCTGCATTGATCATCAAGAAAGCTGAAGACATGTTCATATGGCTTATAGATAACAAGAAAGTCAAAGCAACCACAGCAAGACTCCTGACATTTTTGAAGCGTGCTGAGACTGAAACACCAAAGAAGATGTTTGAGGTTCGTGGTGCAACCTATGCCAATACTCCAGCAATGCGACCAATAACTGTGCTAGAAGAAAAGCACCCTGATCTCATGGTCCAAAAGAAGGTTCAGCATTGGCTAGCAACAAAGCAAACAATTCTGCCTGATGATCTTGCATTGAGTATTCAAAACATGGCGTCAGGACCAACGAAACGCTGGTGTGAAAAGCAGGTTTCTAATTCCAAAATGCAAAATGTCTAGTAAATAGGCGGTTTGTGTACTATACTTCGACTGTACAAGTACCGACTATAGCTTATGAGAAAGGATTGGGAAGCCCTAAAACGAGACTTTTTTCTCAGCGAATTCGTTGACGTTACTCCGTGGGGTAGGTCTAAGTTTGGTCGCAAGGCGGTTGAGAGCAGCGGTACATTCTCTCGTCGAACAAAGGGTTGGGCAGTCGAGAAAGAGGCTATGGCAAAGAAGCAAACGGAGATGACGGTGCAGAAGGTTTTAGAGCAGAGGAGCTCAAAGATGGCTACGGCTTTAGGTGAGGTGTATGACCATGTAGTGAAGAACAAGGATGTCTACATGGCTGAGAGCGCAAAGGGCCTTGAGACGATCTGGAAGATCATCATGACAGCGAATGGGCAGGCGACATCAATCAGCAGGAACGATAATACCAACCACAACATTGAGCTTGAGGACTCTGCGCTGAATGGCCTAGTTAACGCAGCCAAGGATGCACGAGCAAAGAGAAAGAAGAAGTAAGCTTAAGATCCTTGAGAAAGAGGATCTCTACGAAATACTAGACTCAACCAGTTTAGAGAAGCTGAGCAAGGAACAGCGAAGGATTGTGATACGGAGCTTGTGCTATTACGACAAAGAGTATTTTGCGAAGAACATAACGACTCGGTGGACTAGTGATAAGAAGAGTGGGGTGCGCTATGTGATGCCTGATTTGCATATCAAGCTATTAGGATTATCCAGTGCTGGAGAGGATATACTTTGTATCATTCCTCGAGGCTTCGCTAAGACAACAATAATTTCTAAGATCGGCGTACTCTGGGATCTTCTTTTTGAAGAAGAGCAAGCAATCATTCTCATCATGTCGAAAGGCCTGGGTGAAGATGTGATTGGCGATATCAGATTCGAGTTAGAGACAAACCCACTTATTCGCTGGATATGGGGAGACCTAGTGCCAATTAGCAACAAGAGTGAGAAGACCAACGAGAAGTGGCGACAACGTCAGCTAGACCTGCTTAATGGCTGTGGTGTGAAGACACTAACGAAAGGGGAATCTATCCGTGGTAGTCGCCCTACAAAAGTTATTGTAGATGATCCACAAGAGAACAAAGACGTGAAGAACCCGCTTATTGCTGATGAGTTTTATAACTGGATCTTTACAAGCGTATACGGAGCTATCAACCCAGATGAAGGTTCAATGATTGTGCTTGGCACTGTGATTGGCAATAACTGCTTTGTGAATAAGCTCAAGCAAAACGCTGAGCAACAAGAGTTCAAGGTTTTCGAGTTCCCTGCAATTATCGACTTCAACAAAGAGAACTTTACAGGTACTCCACTATGGCCTGATAGGTGGTCCCTTGAACGACTGAGAAAGCGCTACAACAAGCTAGGTGAGAAAGCATTTATGCAGGAGTACATGAACATCCCATTGATCTTGAATGGTTCACCTGTCTTCGACGAAGAGATACCATTCCTAGTCAAACGTAAACCACTCTCAGTAGAATCAGACGTAAAATGGTTTGTAGGCAAAGAACTAAGAAAGGATTTGCATGTTGTTGTTGGTGGTGACTTAGCACTTGGTGGTACAGATGGTGACAACACATCGTTCACTGGTCGTACACTCGATGGCAAGTTGGTGTTCCACTACAAGGGTCATATCACGCAGGACAGAATGGCAGCACTACTCGACAGTATCATTGTGCAGTTCAAGAGCATCTACCTCATACCAGAGAACAACAACGCATCAGCATTCATTATTGCTACGAAGCAGTACAGTTGGCGACCGTACATGTACAAGCAAAAGGTGATGGACAAGGTGGTCATGAAAGACCAAGACAAGTACGGCTTCAACACCAATGCAAGCACTAAACCGATTCTCATAATGGACTTTAGAAAGTTCATTCGAGCAAGTGGTGCCTTTGAAGTGCCTGAAGATGAGTACGAGGAGCTGAGCTATTTCTACTACAACGAGCAGGGCGGAATGGAGGCAATTAGTCCATACCATGATGACACCGTGATCTCAGATGCGTTGTGTATTCAAGGAATTGTTAGGGGTGCGGCTAAGGTTGACGTGTATATTTAGGGTGCTGTACTTGTAATGTACATATGCAGTACGTAGAATACGTATGTATAAAATTCTAGATGAAGATTTTTGGCCGCCAGATTGGAGGTAGTAAGCAAAAGGATGTCACTCTACCACTGCAAACATCTCTTTCAGCACCATTGACTTTGTCTGATAGTAGACGTCTGCCAGTTAGGGACTTGTATACATCTTGGGTAGCTAAGTGTATCAAGGCGATATCTGAAGAGGTAGGTAGAATTGACCTAGTGCTTTATCGAAGAGTTGGAGGAAAAGTTGAGGTTGTTCGTGAACACGAGATGCTCGATCTTCTTAGTTTTGTAAATGAGTTCTTTACTCAGTACATGCTTTTTGAGCGTTTACAGGCTAATCTAGAGATTTACGGTAACGAGTACTGGTATTTGGAAAGAGACCGAAAGACTAAGAAGCCAGCAAGAATTTATCCCCTTCACCCAACTACAGTTAGGGCAGTTGTTGGTAAATATTACGTAGAAAAATATGAGTACACTTACAAAGGTACTACTGTGGATCTTAGTATTGACGATGTTATTCACTTTAAAAATTACAGTCCCTTTAGCGACGTAATCGGACTCTCAACAATTGAGACAGCACGTTCAACTATTGAGACTGACGTTTTTAGTAAAGAGTACATCCGTAGATTCTACTACAACGACGCAACACCTGGTGGAATTCTCAGTACACCAGACGAAGTAGACCAGGACAGAGCAGACCTAGTCAAAGCTAAGTGGAACGAATCATTCTCAGGTTTCAAGCGTGCATTCAAAACAGCTTTCCTTTCCGGTGGTCTCACATACACTCCGATTTCCCCTAAGCAAAGCGACATGCAGTTTGTTGAGCAGTCTAAGCTCACACGTGACGATATCCTTGCTCTCTTTGGTGTGCCAAAGACAATCCTTGGAATCGTCGAAGATGTGAACTATGCATCAGCTAAGGCCTCGAACTACATCTTCTCATCAAGAAACATCTACCCTAAGGAACTCCGTATTGTTGATTACCTGAATGAGTTCTACGTGAAGCAATTTGAACCAGAGGGTTACTGGTTAGAGGCTAAGAGTCCTATTCAAGAAGACAAGCTAGAGGAAGCCCAGGTGAGTCAGATCATGTTTACCAATGGGCAGCTCACTATCAACGAGTGGAGAAAGAAAAACGGTCTTCCAGTTGTTGAGAATGGAGATCAAGTATTCTTGCCATTTAGTCTTACACCGTATTCAAGCGTTGTTGAGCAAAAGTCACTTACTGCAGAACCAGTATTACTTAAAACACATGAAAAAATTAAGCAGGCTATTCTGGCTAGTTTACCGATACCTCAGTCTCAAGTTAGCGATATTGAAAAGAAGGACACACATACGCATAGCGAATTGGATAAACAACCAACAAAGCGATTCCAACTAAGAATGGATCCTTATCAATTCGAAAGTCTTGGTCAAAAGGTAAATGGACAGATGCGCGCACGTGAAGAGCCATATGTGAAGAAGTTCAAGCGAAGCATGAACGACATATTTGATAAGCAAAGTGTTGAAGCTATTGAAAACCTTGTCGACTATATGAAGATCGATAAGTCATTTTCTAAGAAAGCCAAGCTGCCTGACTTTATTGATAAAGCCAAAAACACCGAACTTACTATTAGCATCATTACTCCAATAATTTCTGACTTCTTTGAATCAGAGGGTCAGGTAGCGTTTGCTAGCCTTGGACTTAAGCCAGAAGATTTCTCTTTAGCTGCACCAGACGTTCGTAAGTACATCGAGGCCAGTATTAAGAAGTTTGCAGGAGAGGTTACAGAACACACAAGTAACATTATCAGACAAACAATATCTGATGGATTAGATAGCAATGAAGGTATCAAAGCTCTAACAGCTCGAATAAACCAACTTGAAGGTCTATCAGCTAGTCGTTCAGAGTTGATTGCTGTCACTGAAGTTCACCGTGCACAAGGCCACGCTGAAATTGAAGCATGGAATCAATCAAGCGTAGTAGAGAGCAAGATTTGGTACACAGCTCTCGATGAAAGAACATGTCCAGAATGCTCTCTTATGCATGGCAAAGAAGTAGAGCTTAATGAAGTTTTCTTGGATGTTCCAGGACTACAAGAGATGGGCTACTCAAACTACGACGGCCCAGTAGAGATAGCGCAATTACATCCACGTTGTCGGTGCACGATTATTCCAGTCATTAAGGGACAGCCTAAGGCTTAATTAACTTATTTATGCAAACCCCAGAATTAGTGAAAGTTTATACAGAAAAAGCAGCTAAAGCACTCAGAGAGGCTATTGAAAAGTCAGCTCCCAAAAAGAAAACAGTCAGTGGAGATGGTGAATTCGAAGTAGTAGCTACAACTGAGGGCGTTGATAGAGATGGAGAGGTGATCAAAGTCTCAGGCTGGGATTTCACAAACTTTCAAAAGAGCCCAGTCCTGCTCTGGGGTCATGACTATGGATCTTTGCCTATCGGTGCTGTGACTGATATTCGAGTCGAAGGCAATTCAGTAATCGCTAAAGGAGTATTTGCTCGTTCAGAACGCGCTCAAGAGGTTCGTGCTCTCTATGACGATGGTTTTGTGAAGACGGTGTCAGTCGGTTTCATACCACACGAACGCACAGGTTCCACTATTACAAAGGCTGAACTATTAGAGTTGAGCTTTGTATCGGTCCCAGCAAATCCAGACGCATTAGATCGTTTAAAAAGCTTTGAAAGTAAGTACCTCAAATTAGAAGTAAAGAACCAAGAAGAAGAGAAGCCAGTTGTTGAACAACCTAAACAAGAAGAACTACCTCCTACAGACGACACTCAGAAAGTACCTGATTCGCTTATCGCTGAATACCCAACGAGCGATAGCACAGAAAAATCCTACGTAGTCGAAGAAAAGGCAGGTCGTGTTCTGTCCCAAAAAAACAGAGCACTGGTGCAGGATGCAGTAAATGCATTACAGGCGTTGCTCGATGCCTCTGAAACACCAGAAAAAGAAGTACAGGAACAAGCCTTCGCCTTGAAGCGTGATATGCAATCGGTCGTCAAGGTCGCAAGTATAGCTCTTTCAAAGTGGAAGGATTTTGAGCGCAAGCTTTAATCTATTAATTAATTATGTCAGAACCACAAGTATTAACCGAACAGAAGATGGGCGAAATCGTCGCCGCTGCTGTTAGTAAAGGAATGACTGAGGACATTGCTACCGCTGTAAACGGTGCAGTTCAATCAGAAGTTAAACGTTTAGGCCTCGATAAAATCGATCTTAAACATGGTGTTTTCAATCAAGAACAAGCAAATGCTTTGCCTGGTTTAAACCCAGAGCAAAAGGCTGCTAAAAAGAAGAGCGTTACTGCAGAGTTTATCAAGGCTGCTATGAAGCGTAGCTTTGATGGAAACGCCGTTCTTAAAGCTATGAGTGAAGGTGTAGATAGTGAAGGTGGTTGGTTGGTTCCTGAGGAAACAGCTACATCTGTAGATCGCATCGTTGAAAACGTCGGTCTTATCCCTAAACTAGCTCGCAGAATTCCAATGACTCGTGAGATCATGAATCTCCCAGTTTTGGGTAATGCAGCTTCAGTTTCTTGGGATGGTGAAGGTAATGCTGGTAGTGATGGTGCTCCAACATTTGGTAATGTTAAACTCGAAGCTAAAAAGCTTACAGGTTTAGCTCCTCTTACCAATGAACTATTGGAAGATGCAAACCAAGATGTCGCTTCTCTAGTAGAAGAGCTCTTCGGTGAAGCAATTGCTACATCTATCGATACTCAAGCACTTACAGGTACAGGTTCTCCATTTACTGGAATCCTTTCTCATAGCCAGGTTCAAGTAACCACTATGGGTTCTACCAAAGTTGCTTTCACAGACGTGTCTCTTGGAAACCTCCGCGACATGATCAGTCAGATCAAGATGTCCCGTTTGCCAGGTAGCGTTTGGGTAATGAGTCCTTCAGTGTTCGGTGCTGTACAAAAGATCCAAGAAAATAACCAATCAATCGTTACTTTCCAAAATCCTATTGTACCAAACACCATCAATGGTGGTCTTTTAGTTCCAGCTGGTTACATTTGGGGATATCCAGTTTACGTTAGCGAGGTTATGCCTGCTACTTCAGCAACTGCTGTATCTACCAAGTTCGTAATCTTCGGTAACTTCAACTGTTTCTACTATGGAGATCGTAAGAGCATGTCTCTTGCTATTTCTGATGTGGCTACTGTTGGATCAGTAAATGCATACGCAAGTAATCAATCTGTTATCCGTGTAATTCAACGCACAGGTTTAGCTGTTGGTCTCCCAACTGGCTTCTCTGTTTTGAAGACTGCTGCAAGTTAATATTTTCTAATTTTCTAATTTTATGAACAGCTACAAATTTACAACCAATGTCATGTGTGAGGGTCTAGGTTACCAAAAAGATTCTGTGCACCAGCTCTCTGAAGAGCAAGCGCGAAACTTTGGTGAGACTGTCATGCTTGTCCAGGAGGCGAAAGCACCGGTAAACGATACAGCTGAAGTTGATGCTTCTGTTGAACAGAAGGTTGCTCCAGCACATCCAAACAAGATGTTTAAAAGCCAAAAGGCGACAAAGAAGTAATCCTTTGTGGCTGTTCTAACTCAATCTATATGGACTTAAGTAAAAACTACAAATACATCTCTCTCATTAGACCACAAGTTGCAACGTCAACTGTGACAGGGACAGGTGTAGACACATTGGGCTACGGTGATGATGCGCTTGCGATATTGGATCTTGGCGCTGCTCTTACAGCAGCAGAGACATGTATTGTTACCATTCAAACATCTCCTAACAACTCAACTTGGACAACACAGACAACTTTTGCCACTGTTACTGGAACTTCTGACAACAAATGTGCCGCTGGTAAACTTGTACTTGATGCAGCTAGCAGACGATATGTTCGTGCTGTTGCAACAATTGCTGGTGACACCCCTAGTTTCGCAATTGCTGTTGGTTTGGTTATCAGTGCAGAGCAAGGATCTGCAAGTTTGAACTCTTTAACAGCTGCTTAAGCTGTTTGGGCAGGTTTCTAACGAGGCCTGCCCAGTTACTACCTCTATCACTCTATGGCTGCCTACGATCTTGTTACTACAGCAAACGTTAAATCTTTTCTCGACATTCAGACGACTACTTGGGATACAGTCATTGGAACTTTAGTTACCAGTTGTAGTGTATGGATTGAAAACTACTGTGGCGGAATCCGTTTCAAAAATAGTTTGAGTAATGTCACAGAGTACCATGATGGTGATCCATTTGAAGAAGGAGCCACTTCTATCTTCTTAAAGAATATCCCAGTTGTAAGTGTCGCAAGTATTGCATCATCAAGTGGATCGTTAAGCTCACCAACATGGACCAACTATGACGCATCTAATGACTACATAGTAAACAATTATACTGGTGAAGTTAAGTTCTTTGCTCTACCGGTTGGTAGTCAGAATATAAAAGTCGTCTATCAAGGGGGGTATACAACGATTCCTGAAGATCTACAGCTTGCATGTCTTGAATTGGTAGCAAGAGTTTTTAACAAGCGGAAATCCTACGGTGCATCTAATGAATCAGTTGGAGGAGCAAGTGTGACATGGGAAAAAGAGCTAGAGGTTGATCTACGGAAGACTCTTAACCGCTACAGGAACTATGCTATTTAGATATAACTACACAACTCCGGTTACAGTAAAACGTAATACGTATACAGCTGATAAATCAGCATACGTAACTCAGTCTGACACTGTGTTTGGCTACTTCGCGCCAACAGCTACCAACGAAAACATCGGAGCACAGGGGATTATCAGTCAGTCGTATCAATTCATTACAGATGGTGTACAGGACATTAGAGCAAATGACCGTCTAGTTATCAGTACAGTCGAATACGGGGTAAAGGGAGTGCAAAGGTTTACTCAGTTATCACAAGATGTTCTTATATGCACTCTCAACAGGAGCGTTAAAAAATAGTGTATGGCAGTCGAACTCAGTATTAAGATCGATGGACTAGATAAACTTGATAAGCTGTTCAAGCAGGCTCCTAAGATTGCTACCAAGAACTTAAACACAGCAATTAAGCAGTCCGTCCTTACTTTACTGGCCAATGCACGTATTGCAGCACCCGTGGATCAAGGTTTTCTAAGAAACTCAGGAATGGTGACCAGCTTTGAGGTACTGAAAGGTATGCTCCAGAATAAAGCACCATACGCTGTCTATATGCATGAAGGAACTCGTCCCCATTATGTACCAATAGCAGCTATCAAGGGTTGGGCAGATAGACACGGTATCCCTCCTTTCTTAGTTCAAAGATCGATCATGAGAAAGGGGACAAAGGCAAGACCATTCTTTAAGAATTCGATAGAGGCTTCTCAGGCAGCAATTGACAAGTACTTCAAGTCGGCAACCGACAATATCATAAAAGAATTATCTCAATAATATGTCATTTACCTCATTAAGAACCGCGATCATGACGAAGTTGGGTACTATAACCCAACTAGCTTTTGTCGATGACAAGCACCATACAGACATTACTGGATACCCAGCAGCTACCTTTGAACCTGTTAAACTAGAGAATGAGTTCTATACAAGCTCTGACAATAAAAGACTCTACCAGTTTACTATTCTAGTTCACCAGGAGATGGACACTATTGGTAGAGATGAAGCAATTAGAATATTAGATGCGACAGTTGACGCAATTAAAAGTGCATTCGATACGGACTATACTTTAGGTGGTGTTGTAGACTACATGGACCCGATAACTGTAGATTTTGGAGAATATGAGGAGGGTAATGCAAGTGTAAAGGTAGCCATTATTAGAGTTGCTGGCACAGCAGAGGAGCAAGTAACTACATAGGTACACTATTCCTATTTTGTAGAGTACATGTATACTTTATGTGTACATGAAAACCTATGGCAAAATCTAAGGATATATCAGTAAAAGAAGAGGTTCAAACTCTCATCGAGTATAACTTTCCAGCTTACGAGGTGACTGTGATGGCAACCGATCTTCGCGATGCAGAGAATCAGCTGCAAGCTCTTATTAAAAATAATTCTAAATAACTATGGCTAAGCAGATAGGTCGTCAAGCATCGATTGGTTTCGCTAAGGAATCTTCACGCGGAACAGCAGCAACTCCAACATACTGGGTGCCTTGGATGACTCCTACAAACCCAGACGATAAAGTAGCAACTATTGTTAATGAGACTTCACTCGCAAGACTTGAGGCGTCGGATGGTTATGCTATCACGCGTAAATTTGCTGAGTTCGGATGGGATACAAAAATGAAAGACAGCCATATTGGTCTTATTTTCCTTTCTCTCTTCGGTACTGTTGGATCGGTAGCTAAGAGTGCCCCAAACGCAGCAGTATATGATCACACATTCAGCATACTTCAATCTGTTCAACACCCATCACTTACAATTGCTTACAAAGATCAGAACGTAGACGTTGCATTGCCAAACGCTGTAGTTAATACATTCAAGATCAACTACGATAGGGAGAGTTACATCACTTACTCATTGAGTACGTACTCTAAGCCATCTGCATCTGCTTCTAATACAGTTGCGCATACACAAGAGAATGATTTCCTTCCTCAGCATTTCACATTCAAGAACGCTACAACTCAAGCTGGTTTAGACGCAGCATCAGCTGTTAAAATTAGAAGCGCCACACTTGAATTCTCTCAGAACCTCATGTTCGAAGACAATCTTGGATCTACAAGCCCTAATGATATCCTAAATCAATCATTTAGCGTTAAAGGAAGTGTGACCCTAGTTCACAATGCTACTACTTTCTCAACACTACAAAACGCTGGTACATATCAAGCATTACGTTTTGATCTACTGCACACAGCTACAATTGGTACTAGTTCAAATCCAGAACTGAAGATTGACCTACACCGTGCTTCTATTACTAACTACGCTAAGAGTTTACCTCTCAATGAGATAGTAACTGAGTCTTTTGATTTTGAGGGTCATTACAGCCTAACCGATAGCAAAATGGTTACTGCTATTCTTACTAACCTTATTACTGCTTACTAAGTATGAGTATTATCAAAAAAAAACTACCAGTCAGTGGCTACGAGATCGATGTGGAATCAGAACCTCTTTGGGGCGACTATGACGCCATTGAAACTTACGTAACTAGACATACAGAAGGAAACGTTGATGAGAATGAAGATGGTGAAAAGGAGTGGAAGAGCGTAGTTAAGGGTGAAGTTCTTTCGAACCTAAGACTTTTCAAGGTTGAAGTACTAGTTAAGGCTATCAGAAATAAAGAGGGTAACCCACTCACTGGCACTATCTTAGAGATTCTCAAGACTCTTCACCCTAATGATGGAAGTACCGTCGTTAACTTTGTAGAAGAAACTCTTGAAGAATATAAAAAAAAATTGAGTACGATGCCGCAGCAATAGATGACTTTGTTCGTTTTAAGGGGAAACACACTGAGGCAACTATACCGTATCTAACTCTTCTAACCGGAATAGCACCAAGCGTACTAAGGCAGCAATCATATAGAGATATAAGCGCTTTGCTGAGTTACATAAAAAGTGAGGGTGAGAAGCCTAAGGCACAACAAAAGTAAAATTATATGGCAGAGAACACTACTCTCACGATACAACTCAGTGCTAAAGATGATGCCAGCAAAAAGATTCAAGAAGCTGGTAAGAAAATTTCAGATGTTGCAAAAGGTATAGGAGATACCGTAAAGAAAATTGGTGTAATATCATCAGCAGCTTTAGCAGGCATATCTGCGTTCGCTGTTAAGTCTGTAAAGGACCTGGCTGGAGCTGCAGAGGGTATAGACAACATGCACAAGAGCACTGGCCTTGCAGTTAGTTCGTTATCTGCTTTGAAAGTTGCTGCTGACCAAACAAGTGTGCCGCTTGATACCATGACTACTGGAGTCAAGAAGCTGCAGCTTGCACAAAATGATTTGAAGGGATTTAAGGAGAACCTTAAGGACTTAGGACTTACATCAAAGGAGATTCTTAATATACCTATTGAGGAGCAGTTCTTTAAGATTGGTAACGCTATAGCGAAACTTCCAGATGCTACTGACAGAACAATTATGTCAATGCAGTTTTTCGGCAAAGCCGGAACTGACCTACTCCCAGTATTTGGAGAAGGCGCTATGAGTTTAGATGAGTGGACAAAGAAAGCTAAGAGCATGGGGCAGCTACTTGATGGAGAAACTATTGACGCAGCATTGAAGGCAGACCAGGCATTTGATGACTTCGACGGAACAATTAAGGGATTGGTGACTACAGCAGCGATACAGTTCTTACCAATTGTGACTGATATGGTTGATGCCATAACTCCGGTCGTCCAACAGGTGGGAGATTGGATCAAAAAGAACCCAGAGCTCACCAAAACTATTGTTGAATGGGGTGGTGCTTTATTAGTTGGTGGCGCTGCATTAGGAACAGTTGTAAAAACCTTTGAATTACTTGGTGTTGTTGTGAAGGGACTGGGAACAATGAGTGCACTAACAAGTGCGCTAACTGGAATCTCTCTGCTGCAGTTCGGCGCTATTGCTGCACTAGTGGTTAGCCTTAAATGGATTTATGACAACTGGGATACTGTTGCTAATGGGGCAAGAAAAATAGCTGACAACTTAGGTTTGGTTAATGCGGCTTCAGGTTCAGCTGGGGCAATCAAGAATCTCCAGAAGACGATGAAAGACGTTGGGCCTACTAAGCTGGAAGCTGTTCCAACAACAAGTACGGCAACAGGCTGGCAAACATTCAAAGGCAATTTAGATCTTTGGAATGCAGATCTACGCCAGGGTGTTATTAATAGTATTTCAGATAGTATCAGTTACATTACTGGTCCTGGATTTGCTAAGGGTGGTAGGCCTGAAGTTGGAATGCCCTCAATTGTTGGTGAAAATGGTCCAGAGCTATTCGTTCCCGATAATGCCGGAACAGTAGTGCCTAACCACCGTCTTGGAGGAGACACCTATAACATTACTGTTACTGGAAACACGCTTCTAGATAACAACGTAGCTAAGAAACTTTCAGACATGATCATGGGAGAGCTAAGACTACAGAAACGATTCTAAGCTATGGCACTTCAAATCCTAGTAAATGGCAACGATAGAACTTCACTCATAGACTGGAACGATGTCGAGCTTCAAGAGAACCTCACAGACCAGGTCGATGTGTTGCGCTTCTCATATGATAAATTCGGTACTAGAACGTTTGTGCCAAGCGTTTTAGATGAAGTTATTCTTTACCAAGACTCAGTAAAGATATTCGGTGGTAGCATTATCGATGTTCAAGAAAGTGCGATTGTTGACTTAGTGAAGTTCCAGGTAGTGGTTAAGGATTACACCCACTTAATGGATAGGTTTTTAGTAGTCGAGAGCTACCAAAGCTCGCCAGTCATTAATATCATTTGTGACATATTGAACACCTACATCAATAAGAACGATAGGATCTCTATTGCAACATTCGAGACAAACGAGATTTGGAGTGCTGGTTCTGTAGATACGACGAACTTCATTGTAGGTTCACAGGCAAGGCGTTTATCTAGCTCAGGTTCAACGACAACAGCGTACCGTGACGTATCTATCAACTTACAGCCAACTGGTTTTTCTACGAGCGATTATATCGATCTAGACATCTATGTAGATACGTCAGCGAACCTGTCCACTTGTGTAATCAAGCTTGGTAACACGGCTATGACTGCTTACTACAGCAAGTCGATAACAGGACTAGTTTCAGGTATGAACCATGTCCATCTGCTTAAGTCAGGATTCTCTACAACAGGTGCACCTTCATGGTCTACTATTACCAGAGTTCAGCTTGAGGTCACAGCTGTCGCAGCGACTACAGTAAACGTTACCTTCGACAACTGGCAAGAGGTTAAGGCTACTGCATTTACCTGCAATAATGCGTATTCAGCGACTCAAGTAATAAACTACATTGCATTTAATTACTCACAGCCCTCTACAGCATTTCAGAAAATGGCTGAGCTGTTCCAATGGCAGTGGTATGTAGATCAAGATAAAGATATTCACTTCTTTGCAAAGTTCACTGAGCCAGCAGCATTCGATCTTACTGATACTAATGGCAAATACTTACCTCAGTCTTTAATTATCAAGCGTAACGCTGATCAACTAAGGAACTCAATATACGTTAGGGGTAGTGAGTATCCAGCAAACGCTATCAATGACGACTTGACTCATCAAACTGATGGCACGAATAAGATCTTTAAACTAGGTTACAAATATAAAGACTATTCGCTAACTGTTGGAGGTTCAACAAAGGCTGTTGGTATTGAAAACATTAATTCGTACACTGCAAATGTAGGGGCTAAACAAACAAACTTTGGTACAGCTAATGTGACGATTGGTGATGCAGCTGCTAGAACAAGGCAAGCACAGCAAGTCATTACTACAGCGCATGGAAAACGTAATGGAGTGAAACTAAGAGTGAAGAAGGTTGGAGCGCCAGTTGATAACTTACAGGTCCAGTTCTTTAGCGATAGTGGGAGTAATACACCAAGCGCTTCAAGCACATCTACAACAGCAACAGTGGCAGGAGCGACGCTAACTACTTCATACGTTGAAACTACCTTTACTGTCACTGGTGCGGTTCTTGATTCAGGAACGACGTACCATGTAGTCATTACTAGAAGTGGCGCGAATGACGCTTCAAACTACTACCAAATTGATGCAGGCGCACAGGGAGACTATGACGGTGCAAGTAATACATACAACGCATCATGGTCAGCTGGCACTAATAAGCTGTACTTCATTGAACTACTAGATTTTGACGTTCTATACAACTTCAATGAAAAGGTCATTAAGTTCAATACTGCTCCAACTTTAGCAACAAGTATAGTATGGAATGGAAAGCCATTTTTTCCAGTTATTGCACTCTATAAAGATAACGCCTCGATAAGTGTCTACGGAGAGACGCAACACATAATAGAAGACAAGACTATTAAGACAATCGCGGGAGCTCAACAAAGGGCACAGCAGGAGATTCTAGAATGGTCGAACGAAGCGCTTGAAGCAACATACACAACCTACTCAAGTGGTCTACACGCTGGTCAGACTCAGAGAATCAGTTCGGCATTAAGAGGTTTGGATGAGGATTACCTTATCAAGAGTATTACAGCTAGGGCTAGGGGTCCTGATAGTTTTGAGTACCAAGTTTCTTTGGTTACAACAAAGACCATGAGTCTTCTCTACTTCTTACAGTCACTTATTACTAAGGATGAAAAAGATATTGTAGTGAACGAAGATGAGGTGCTCAACAAAATTGAGGCAATCAACGAGACAGTCGATGTGCAGTCTAGTTATTCAACTTTGCTATGTACTGAGCGCGTATGGTCAAATGACGCTCTTACTACACCTAATCCACTTGTTTACGACGGCACATCATGTGACCGCTTGAATTAACCAAATATATGAAACACTTAGTAAAAGAATCAGTTGGAATTCAGGGCTTAATGAAGATTGAGCTGAGAGATGCTAAAACTGGCAGGCTAAAAAAGAGCTATACAATTCACAATGTTACTTGTGATAGAGGTAAGAACGTTCAGGTTTTAAGGTTTGGTAACAACCTTACTTACACTGGTGTTATAAACTACATGGCTGTTGGTACTGGAGCGGCTACACCTGCTTCATCTGATACCCAACTAGTAACCGAGTTAGCAAGAACAACTATTTCAAGTGCGGTTGCACCTACAGGTAATGTTGCCACCATAGAGTACTTCTTCAACTCAGCATCAGCTAACGGTACATTAACAGAGGCAGGCGCATTTATGGATGGAACAGCAAGTGCGAACAGTGGTCGCATGTTCGATCACGTAACGCTTCCATCTATCGTTAAAACGACCGCAGACACTTTAACTATAACTTTAGTTGTTACGATTCCTTGATACCAAATGTACTGTACATGTACACTATGTGTGTAGAATAAGTACAATATAGCTCATGCCTTTATCAAGTGTAGTTGTCGCTGGTAATCCAGCATTAGCGAGTCAATATAATAATCTGAGACTAGATGCGATGGCTCGCATTGAAACAGTTACAGCAGGCGAGGCTTATACAGCAACCACTCTTGTTACGAATAATTCTGTAGACCAAGCGTATAGCTTACCAACCTTGCTACAACAGGATTCTACTTCTGGTAAATGGTTAAAGATGGATGGTGATATTTTAGGTCTTGGCGCTCGGGTTAGAATTGGGATGGCATACGAAGCATCTGCTGGAGATGGTTCTTCAGTAAGAATATATCTCCCAGGTAGTCTGATCAATGGCCTAAATACAATGACATCTGAAGTCGGTAGGACAGCATTATGTTCAAAAACCTCAGGAGCAGTAGAAAGCACAGTTTTACCACCATACTATACTTATGTTGGTTGGTGGCCTTCAGCCACATCATTTATGTTTGAAGGTTTGATGTTTAACAATATCAACCTAAAGCAGTTACAAAGTCCGGTTGTGTCTGGTGAAGCATTTTCTGTAAGAGACCTTCTTTATTTAAAAGCATCTGACGGAAGAGCTTACAAGGCAGATGCAGACGCAGCTGAGTCAGGAATATGTGAGAAGCCTCTATTTGCAGCGCAGGCTTCTACTGGTGCTGGTCAAACAGTTTTAGCATTTACAGCCGGTGCTTACATTGTAGGTCTGTCAGGACTTACAGCTGGTACTACCTACTACCCTTCTAGTACATCTGGGGCATTATCTGCAACTAAAGGTACATTTTCTAGAGGAGTATTGTTTGCAATATCATCTTCAGAAGGTATTTTTATGCCTAATGAGCTAGAGTTCCTTCCTCCAGGGCTGCAAGAGACTGGTGTTGCTGCGGGTGGTTGGCAAACAGATAATGGGACATGGGCAGCCGTAGAAAAGCACCACTATCCAATAAGGTTTAGAAAGCAGATGTGCAACGTACCATCATCGCTAACACTTTCTTGGGCAACTAGTCAGAATAACGTAACTGTAACTACACCATATATTAATGCCTATGGTGCATCCTTACTACTTGCGACTAATGGTAGCACTAATCTTAGCCAGGAGGTTATTAGGTTTGGTACGTACGTAACAGTTGGTAACTAAATTATATGAAAATTATTCTAAATTTAGAACAAAGAAAGTTTATATGTGAAAAGAGTGGGAATTCTAAAGAGTTCACATTTGATGGAATACTCGAATCTAATGAATGGATTCAATCTAAACAAATACGTTTAGTTCATAACGTTATAAATGAACACGGTAATCCATTAGAGGATTTATTGAATAGAGATGTGTTTTTAGAAATGTTAAAAAGAGGAGATGGCGAGTGGGTAAAGCAGCAAAAAGAGTACGACTTAAATATAGCAATTCATAAGCTCTATGGTTTACTGCTAGGGAAAACAGAAGATGAAGTTAAATTAGAAGTTGATAACTTACATAAGCAGTCGAATGTGCTTTATTCTGGTATTAAAGATTGGAACCATGAAAGGAGCACAAAGATAAACATACTTGAAGATGAACTAGCAAAAGCCCAATCAGAAAACGAGAAGTCTAAATTAACTAAAAAAATTGAAAAACTAAGGTCAGAGCCAAAGCCCTACAGAGTGCCAGTTGAGTTAAAGAAGATGTACTACGCAGCACGTGATGAATCTAAGCAAAATATAAAGTTCTCAAATGTAAACCAGGACGTTGTTAAGGAGGCCTACGGAGAAGAATTAACTATTGAATAGATGAAGGCGAAAATACCTAAGGACCAGTATGGCGAGGTACAATGGAATTTTGGAACGCTTTTCTCAATGGTACAGAATATCGAGGCTGATGTTAAAAGCCTTGTACAGAACCACAGTGTATATGTTGCAAGTGTAGCAAGAGACTATGCAACCAAGCAGGAGCTTCTAGCTGTTCAGACAATTGCTACCACTACTCGCTCTATGATACAAGAAGAGTTAGGACCAATAAAAACACACGTAGAAAAGTCCAACCGGGTTCTTGGAAATGGAACAAAGCTTGGGAAGTTCTTCTCAAGAACTCTACAAACAGCCTTTACCTGCTTCATTACTCTAATTGTTGCTTACTACTTTAGTCGCTATTTTTCCTGAATGTCCTTTTGTTAGTAACTATACTTGTATACAATATGTACAGTACAGAACCTATCAAAAATGAAGAACATTCGTCTGTTCGGCACACAACTAGATCTAAGCGCTGGACCAGTTACTATACCACAGAATAGCAATGGAGATGAGCAGATAGTTATAAGTTCATTCGAGTTTAATGTGCTTAGTACAATCAACATAGATGTACAGTACTCTATAGACGGTGTTAACTTCACAACACTTTACTCCGGTCTGTCTAATACTGAGAAAAGAAAAGGTGGGTTTCTATGGCGTAAGGTGCGATTTACCAAGAATAGTGGTTCAACTAGTTCAGTTGATGTTAACTACGCACAAGGTATCAGCGCGAACTCTAATACGCCTGATGCAAGCACTACAGGTGATGCAGAGGCAAATACAACAACAACCAGGAGTGGCGCATTAGGTTACTCTTACAATGGTGCAACCTGGGATAGAAACAGGTCAGGTCTTGTCTCGGTACAGACTGGTACTACAGGGCTACAAAACAATCTTCCCTTCGTAGTCTACAACGTCAGTGATCCAGTTGCTACTAACGGGCAGGTTGGGCCTCTCCAAGCTGACAGTGCTATGCGCTTGAAAACTCGTGATATGTTTGCGCCAAGATATGAGAACAACACCCTCGGTGCTGCACAGATCATATACCTTCCGGTTGCAGCAGCAGACGGTTCATGGACGCCATTCAAAAATCTTGGTGCCAATGCAACTCTAAATATAAAATCAACAGGTGGTAATATCCAAAGCTTATATTGTAGGTCACGTTCAGCAGCCATTGCATATCTTCAACTCTTTAATACAGCAACTGTTCCTTCCGCTGGTGCTGTGCCCGATTTCTCGTTCATGATCGCTATAGGGGGAAGTATAACTATTGGAAACGAGTTCTTCGGACTTGGTGGTACATGGGGCTCATCAGGGTGGGCATTCGGTTTTTCCAGTACTGAGAATACTTACACAGCAGGAACAGCAGCAGATCACAGTACTTGGATAATGGTTAAATAAAAATTTATGAACGGATACACTAAAAAGTTTGTACAAGAAAAAAACTTTGTAGAGGATGGAGTTGCATACACAGGAAAGATTTACTCAGTTACTTTTTACCTTCCTGGCGATGCTGTAGATCCTGACCAGAAGTACTTTGTAAAAGACGGTGAAGACATTGATACCATCGCATCGAAAGCATACTACGAAAAGCAACTATCTCTTATCAAGACTATCAAGGAGCCAGATGCTCCAGCAGAAGAAGTTAGCGAACCAAAACCCTTCGCTCAATTTACTAACTTAAAGGAGTTTAAAGCTGAGAGTGCAGAGAACAAAGTCATGCTAAGAGATGGTAATATCCCAGTTATTAGCATGCCTATGGGAAAAGATCTAGAAAAGAAGGCATAAACTATCAAGTATGCCATCAAGACTATGTATGCGACCATACACAAACTCAATAGCCTTTAATGGATCCTCGTCTGCGTTAGTTAAGTCTAGTCCAGTTGGCATAAACACTGGTACAGCTAATGTAACTGTAGCTGCGTGGATCTACCTTACAAGTGATGTCCTCGGAACAGTATGCGCCCTTGATACTGGTGGTGCTAATACAAGGGCTATGATCATTGGGCAGCAAGGAGGTGTCTACTACATGTTTTCCGACGGTGTTACTATAAACCGAACTATTTCCAAAGGCTTATTCAACATTAGGATAGGACTTAATACGTGGCGTAGAATAGTATACTCAACCAGTGGTACTAATATTGATATCTGGGTAGATGGTGTATTGCTGACATCACAAACATATACGATCAACACGAACGCTCTGACTAATCTTTTCATTGGTAAGAGAACTCTTTCAGGGTCACCCGGTCAGCTCTTTAGTGGTTATATGAAAGACATCCAGGTTTACAACCAGTACTTCACACTTTCCGATGCTGAGGTAGACTATTTTGATGCTCGTCATCCATATACACCGGTTAGTTCATTTCTGATGGAAGAAGGTAGCGGTACTGCTATTGCTGATCAGGTTGGTAGCAATACTCTCACCGCTACATCAATCACTTGGTCTACTACAGTGTTACCAATGAGTGCAAGAAACACTCTTACGAATGTTAATCGATTAGTCCAAAGAAATATTATATCTGCTCTAGACGTAGCTACTGGTGCAGGCATACTTATTAGCAATGCTACCTCGCTTAACCCTACAGACTATGTTGTATTAGAAATATGGGCAAAACCTGTTTCTGGTTGGAACCTAGTGCTTTTCGACAACTCAACTAGTGGTTTTACTGACTCTTACTTCCTGACAATAACTACTGATGGTTCACTGTCCTGGTATTCTACTATTGGTGGTGTAACAAAGAATATAGTAGCAGTTGGTACTAAGTTATCATTCAATCAGTGGCATTTCATTAGTGCTACCTATGACGGTTCTAATATTACCATTATGGCAGATGGTAGTGTTATAAGCACCATTGCAGCAACAGGAGCACTAGGAACAAACAGTGGTCAGCTAAGAATAGGGACTTACTACAATACAGGTGTTCCTAACCAAGGATTGGTTGCTCAGCCACGTATTTACCATCGTAATGATTACACAATCAACACGCATCGTGCTCGCTACTTCTACGGAACAGACGATGCCACTATGCGTGCTACTTTAGTTCTAGACATGCCAACTGCAGAAGCAGGAGGAACAGTAGTAAACGATGTTTCTGGTTTAGCAAACCACGGGACTTTCTCTAGAGCAGTTTGGAGCTGCAATACTCCGCTTCAAGATCGTATTTTACAAAGGAATCAGGGTACTGGTTCGATTAGACTCAATGGGGTTGACCAATGGGTAGACCTTGGCAACACCGGTCCTATATGTAACTCAGTGAGCGCATTCTCTGCTTCTTGCTGGTTTAAGCGAGATAAAGTGTCAGCAGCATCATCATTACAGCTAGTAGCGATGATTGGAGATGGTAATAACTCAGCCCAGAATCATTGGAACTTTCAGACACAGGGTCCTGGAAGAAAGTTGCTTACATCAACTATTAGTTCAACAGTTGGCTTAAAAGCTCTGGTTGGTCAAAACAATATACCTTTGAATCAGTGGTGTCATGTTGTTCTTACATACGACGGGGCATCCATCCGTTGGTATTTTAACGGTCTTCAAGATTCATTTACTACCCAGACAGGCGCATTATCCGCATCAACGAGTGGCATGTTTATTGGTACTGGCTCTGCCCCTATTGGTGGTGCATTCCGCATATTTGGTGGATGGATACAGGATGTTAAGTACTGGGATCGTGCCATAACCGCTGCTGAGGTCTATGACCTATATTTCTTGAATAGAAATGATGCGGCTATGAGAACTAATCTAAAGGGAGAATGGCTACTGTATTCTGATGCACTAGATACTTCTGGATTTGGCAATCACGGCACGCTTGTTGGAAGCCCTACTTTTGACGCAAACGAAATTCCATTCAAGGAGCGTGCTGTTCTTTCGATATAGCTTTACTAGATACATTATAATTTATATGAAAAGAAAACTCTTTATAGATACTGGTCATTCTGCTAAGTACCAAGGTGCCAATGGCGAGGTAGAATGGGTAAGAAAGATCGCTGAAAAGCTCTACCCACTCCTAGACACTACCTACTGGGACGTAGTGAAAGTCCCTGATGTCTATCCAGGCGAGAACAGTGCTAGTACGTCTCTAATCAAGCGTATTAGATGGATTAATGACAATGGCGATGCAAACGATATGTTGGTGTCCATTCACGCTAATAGCGCAGCTAATGTGAATGCTAGGGGCGTAGAGACTTGTTACTACTCTGGCTCAGATAAATCTAAAGAAGAGGCATTAAGG